AAGTCATTGTTGACTGTTAGAAGAGATTCTACAAATGTTAAACTATATACAGCTTGAAGATACTGCCATATATTAAATGTACCTATCTTAAAATCTTTTAGTAAGATAGAACCATTTCTTGCTACAAATAGAGATGCTGAAGGAGTACTATCCTTCCTTAGTGGACTATTAAAAGAACCACCAAGTTTAGCACCTGGGAGATAGTATCTCCATAAATCCCATTCAGAAACTTTCTTTAAGATAGCTTCTATTGTTAGTTCTTTAGGTATTCCATACATAGGATAAAAAGGGAGGACTTTTGATCCTCCCTATTAGTTTGCAATAATATGAAATTATTGATTAAAATGGTAATTCAGTTACATCATCTGATGTAATGTTTAACTCAGGGTCAGCTTGAGGAGCTGCTGGTTTAACTAACATCTTCTGTACATAATTACTAATTACCAATTTAGTAGGATTTACTGACATACTCTCAATAAAGTTAGGGTATCTAGGAACAGTTACATAACCTTTATTGTTGTAGTGGAAAATCATACGGAACTTATTGTCTAACTTAGCTCCTGCAATAGCTTTATTTACATTAGCTATGAAAGAATCAAAACTAGAAGAACCTTCAACAGCTTTTAGATAATCTGCCTCACTAACAAGTTTAGTACAGATATGTTTAACACGACGATTAGTATCATCAATAGCTGCTGCTTCTTCATTATTCCATTCTTTATGAGTTACCTCTGCACCATTTCCCTGCACAAAAGTAATACCTGCAGAACGTCCATCTTCAGACATTTCAAATCCACCTTTAACTACACAATTCTCTACAATACCTACAACAGGGATTAATCTTACATCATCTGCTGCTATTACTTTACCATCTGAGGTTTTATTACTACCGTAACCTGACATATATTTATAGTTTTAAATTATTAATTATAATGTTGTATTGTCAAATACATTTACTTCATTAGGAGTTTCAACTTCAGTTGACTCATCTACTAATACAAAGCCTGGCTTAATAGCTCGCTTTGCTAAATTTAATTGCTTGATAATCTTCTTGCAATTTGCTTCAGAAATTCCAAATTGTACAGCTAATTCTTTAACTGTTTTTCCTTCTTCACGTGCTGCAATAAATGCAGTCTTTGATACTGGTGTTTGTGACATGTTACTTAAATTGTTTTAATTGATACTTCTCCTTCTTCATTGATAGATACATTAGGAGCTTGTGTAATATCTACCATTTCTTCTACGGTATATAAACCTAGAATTTTGTCTGGTGCTATACGCTGAGCACCCAGCGCTAAGGCACGTGCATACATCATATGCTTAGGCATTTTAACCCAATTGTCCTTAGTAGTCCAACCTGCACGAACAGCATCTGACCAAGCAAAACTTGCTCTATCTACAATCTGTCCACGATAAAATTCAATAGTAGTCACAAAGTCTGTCTTGCCATCTTCCTTTGTTACTTTCTCAAAATCTTGAATGGTTTTATATTGAATACCATTCGCCCACAATAAAGCACCTAAGCCTTTAGAGCTTAGTGCCAATCTACCTTGAATAGAATAAACCTGATGAAAGGCTTGCATAGGTTTCATACCTAAGTCCTTACCAAACTGAGCTACAGCAAATGCTTGCTGAATAGTCTTAATGTTGCTTGGTAAAACCTTAGAGTCAATAAGTAACTGTAATTGCTCCATCTCATTCTGAGGAACAAGTACACTTTGAGTCTCCTGCTTTACAATTTCTGACATAATTAGTTAGCTTGCTCGTCAAATGAAATTACTTGTTGCATTGTAGACTCAGCAGTTTTACCTTCTTGAGCATCTACAATACTTTGAAATATAGCACGCTTCTTCATACCATACTCATGTAATGTACAAGTAGTATCATCACTAATCATTAAGTGCTGTGCAATATATTGCAAAGCTTGTTCTAAACTGTTCACTTTAATAAGTGACTTTCCATTCTCATCAAGGACATTTATTCCTTGTGCATCTTCATTGATTGAGTACTTACCCAATGCAGAATCTTTAATAATTACCATAATATTTATTTGTTTAATTTAAGTGCTATTCTTAAGTGTATTAAGTAACCTATTAAGTCTAATACACTATCTTCTGTTTCTTCAGTTAAACCTACTTGTTTAATTCTATTGAGTTTATCATTTATTCTAGCTTGTATACCAGTGATTTTATCAATAGGAAATAATGGAGGTTCAGAATGTAATGAGTTATTATATGCGGCATTCTTAATAAGAAGCATACTTTCTAATGATATACATTCTTCAGTAATCATTTCTTCAATGGTCTTCTCCTGAACCACTGAATCCTTCTTTGGCTTTCTCATAAGTTACATTAGATATTTCAGCTAACATTGCACATACTGCATCTTGATCTGTAGAAGACATAAATAATAAACCTGGTTCAGTTTCTTCGTCTCCTAAATGATTTAAAAGAATAGCATAGTTTCTTTCTTTGTCTTCATCTAAAACACTCATAAATATAGCATGTTCTTTAGAAGGAGTACTTAAAATATCTAATGCTTTAGCTTTTAACTTATCAGGCATAGTATTAATAATATCAAATATTTTATCATGATCTGATGTTACTTGTACTATTGAAGTAGTAGTAGGTTTAATGTCAATTAAAGTTCTGTTTTTCATGAACTCATTCTGCATTCTATTCACAATACTATCTAACTTTTTCATAGCTTCTTTAATCTGCTCATCTGTAGGAGGAGGATTTTTAAAGTCATGAATATTAGTTTTAGTATATGAAGTGTTTTTCATATAATTAGCAATTGGATCAACTAAATCAATAGATTTATTTCGCCTTGAGCGTGGTTGCTTGGATTGCTTTGTAGGTTTTTTCCTCCATCTTTTCGGGAGAAGGAAGTTCTTTAAAATAGTTAGAAGCCCCATTAAAATATAAGTCTAAATTTATAAAACCTGAACCACTGCGATTTAACATTACACATAATTCTCTGTAACTATCACCAAGTTTATCTATATTATATCCTTCATAGTTTTCTATCTTATATCTATGAGGAGCAAATAAACCTAGCATTACATTACAGTCACGCTGAGTAAGTTTACAATCTGCTAGACCATCAGGACTTGGTCTAAGCTTAGCTACTACACTATCACCTTTAAAAGTGAATTGTTGTTTTTCTTGATCTGCTGCTTGCTGCTGAATAGCAACAGGAATGTATCTCCATCTATCTCTCATAGCAAGACAATACTTACTACTAAAGTTAAACATGGTTGTCCATAAATCCTGTCCTCTTTCAGTATGCAACAAACTCAAATGGTCTACTACTACAATTACATATTCATTAGGATCATCAGGAATGTAGTCTACAATAGATAAATTAGCTTTATCTCTTATAGATGGTTCATTACTATTTAAATCAGCTAATGGAATAGTTGCACCATTCTTGTCAATATGACTACCATTCTTATAGGCATAATCCCTTACATACTTATAAATACCGTAAGGATTTTTTATATTGTCTATAAAGGTAACCATAGACTCAAATCTTTCCATCTCATCATCATATGAATCAATCAAAGCCTCTATCTCATCTTCCAAAATGTAATTCTGAAATCTTGATTTTAACTTCTCAGGAGATATAACAATTCCATGGTCTTTAAATAATCTGTAACTATAGTATTGAGCCATCTTTTCTTCCTTAGATACCTCTAAAGAAAAATAGAAAATCCTTACTTTAATATCAGACTCTACAGTAGATGCAAATTCATATGGGTTATAGACAAATAAGAAGTCTGCTAGTTTAGTCTTACCGACTTTACTATTTGCAGTTACAATGTAATATTTCTCTTGCTCTACACCAGGAAGAATCTCGCCAAGACCCGGCATTAGGATGAAGGGGACACAAGTGTACCCCCCATCTAATCTAACCTGTTTATTCTTTTTAATTTGGTGCTTTACAGCTTTAAATATGCTCATCTTCTTCTTTCTCCTGTTGTTACCATATTAGCAGTTTTAGCATCAAAGTCTTCACACATAGCTGCAAGCTTGCTACCATTTTCTTTCTGAATGAAATAATCTGCTTGAGTCATATAGACATAACCTCTACGCTCCATTTGCTGAATATAAATTTTAGTAGCTGCAAGGATTGTAGATTTAGAATACTCAGGATAAGTTCGTAAGAACCATTCCATCTTCTTTACTACACCTTGTTTATCTCCCTTAATAGGAGTACCATTACCTGACTTAACACCTTTAGGGAATAAATTTCTATATTCCTCTACAAAAGCATTAAAGTCACTTGGGTCTTCAAATAATTTTAAACCTTCTCCTGTCAACTTATATGGATAAGTTGATTCATCAAAAGGATCTTCCCTCAAATAGCTTGAACATGCAAGAATAAGATATGTTTCATCTGTAATACAACAGAATACATCTTTAGGATTCTTACCATTTTTAATACAAGCCAATATACAATATTCATTAGGACTCAAATCCTTTTCAGCAAGACTCTCAGAGTCTATGTTTATATTCATTGAATAAGTATTAAAGTATTAAAATGGATTTTTAGTTCCATATTTCCACAAGCATATATTAGCTACTTGTGTGTTCCATTCATTATACGCAGGATTCCAAGTCCTTATTGTATAATAAAAGTAAATGCCGTCAAATCTTACATTTTTAATATACCATCCATTAAGGCGGCCTACTATATATAAGATTGCAAAAATAATAAATAAATTAAACATAGCCAAGATTTTTATAAGTTAAGTATCTATCCTCACTTTCTAATTTAGCGAGATACTCAAAATTACTAATTTTCTGCGAACTTTTCTTCTTTTGCTTGTTTATTTTGTTTGATAAGCTCCTTGTATTTGTAGATACAATCTTCCGTGTTTGCACAGTGGATTTCTTCATAATTATTTATATTTTCCATTGCAGACTTATACCACTTAGTTTCCTGAGTTCCAGCAGTTACATAGATAAATACATTGCCTATTGAGTCTGTAACTCTCTGACGACCAATGGCTTGAATCATATCTAACTCTTTACTATAGTAAGACATGATAATAGTATTATCTAACGACTTAAGATTTGCACCTTGCTTCAGCATCTTGAATGAACCTATAGTTTTGATTTTACCTTTGTCAAAATCTGTCCTAAGTTTTTCATTATCTGCTGGCTTATTCTTACTACTAATAACATTTTTAGTTACACACAATAATGTATCAATGCTATTACCAAAGATTAGAGTTTTACCTTCTAATGCAGCTTGTAATTTATTTACAGCATCTACCTTAGAAAATAATGTATATAATACCTTAGCACGAGCTGCTGAAGTATTTCTAATCTTAAATGTTTTAGCCTGTCCATCAGGTAAAAATAATGCTCTTTTAAACTCTGCATCCCAATAATCATATGCAGCTTTCTCAGTAGTCATAAATGGCTTAGCCTTAGTTCCTGCTAGTACAATCTTTTTCTCAGGATCTAAATGATGATTGATAATAAAGATACGAAGCTTCTTAGTAGTTCCATCTGCTACTGCATCATTAAGTGTATACTTAAAACATACAGGAGCATACATATCTACCATATCACCTTTACTTATCTCTACACCCTCTTCATCAACATACTTAGTAGTTCTATCCACTGTTGCAGATAGACCTAAGATGTGCTTATAACTATTGTTTTTAAAGAACTTACTATACTCAGGAGTAAAGCTCATATGAATTTCATCAGCACAAACTAAATCCCAGCTTGTGTTTAGTAATTTATAAGCTGACTGATAACACATAAATGTTAATTCATGTTCTACTAATAAATCATACTTAAATAATTTCTTAAAGAACATTATATCCTTATGTAAGTCAAACTTCCTTTGACTAGTTTCAGCAAGAAATAAGATTTTAGAACCTTTAGGCAAAAGCCGAGTTGCTTTGATAAAACAAAATGTTTTACCAATACCAGTACTCAAGTTAAGAGTACCTTTTTTCCCAGCTTCTGCCCAAGAGATTACAGCGTTATTTTGAATTTCGTCTCTTTTATTATCTAACATTTTTAAATATGCGTTGTTCTATTATTAATTACATCTTGCATATATTCTAAATTATTTAGAATGCTATGCAATTCACTTGCACTATTAACACCTAAGATATGATTAACATGTAATTCATATGCAGTGTTATTCTCAACCATGTCACGAAGATTATCTACTTGCTCATCATAATGTGCAAATAATAAATCTGCTACATCAATATCTCCTTCTAAGATTTGATTCTCTTCATTCATTTCTAGTACAGCTACAGGAGTAAATGCACAAGTACGAAGCTTACCATCTTCTCCATGAGGAACAGCTAATACATCCATAGGATTTACTGCTACCATAATAGCTGTATCACCAAAGCCTGAATAGTTATATTCTTTACTAGCTACATGAAGACCCTTAGAACAAGTTACTTGATTAGATTGATTACCTTCATAACGAGGAATTCTAGCTTCCATACCAATACGATAGTCCATAGTATGAGTATGTGCATCAGTAAATTGGCTTTGAGTCATATTAGGTAATTCAAGATATAAATCCTGAAGGTTACCAATATATGTAATTTCTACATCAGAGTTTGCATCTACATGACGTAACTCAAAGTTGTTATTCAACTCATGTACTTCATAGTGAGAAGGATTTTTCTTCCACTTAGTTTTAACTTGTACATACTTGTTAGAAATAAAACTAATCAAATCTTTATCTCTATTACTATTGTTAGTAGATACTACTCTACGATATGCTAAGAACATACCTTGGTTAGTAATCTTCATGTTATGCTTAGATAAGAATCTAAACAAATCTTCACGACTTTCAGGATTAGGATTCAATGCACACCACATCCAGAAATTATCTAATGCCTGGAATGGAGAAGTTTCTTCAAAATCTAGAAATCCATCTGTACCTGCAGTTAAGAATGCATCATAAGTTGTTACAAACTCTAATGCTAGTCCTTCAGGAATACTTAAATTAATACCTGTACGATACAAGGCATTACCTCTTTTTTCAAAGATATGTGGTAACTTATTTACCATCTCTTCAATAGTTTCAATAGCATGTTTCTTAGCTACAAACTTTCTTTCTTCAGCACACAATTCAGGAACAAGAAGCTGTCTAATTTTAGCTTCATCTTCATTTCTTGCACAACTAAGTACCTCGCTAAATAGTTCCTCAGAACAATTTGTACGAGTGATTACCTCACCATTATTCAAGATAACAGTAATAGTACCATCAATTTTTAAAATTTTCATAGTGTTTATATTAGGTTTAATTTAGTAAGATTAACTACTTGGTTTTGAGTTTTTATTTGAGAGCTATTACTATAACACCATACTCTTTTAGTACTATTATGCATAGCTAATTGTTTTAGTGCATTACTAAAATCTCTTTCATAATAAGGTATACTAGTATCTACATAAGTAGAACTACCTGTTTTATTATAAGTAGAAGTTCTTGTAAATCTTTCACAAGTTATCTCTATACCTTTATCTGATACAGATGCTACTACACCTATATCTGGACTAGCACTAAAAAATCTAAGCACAACATCTCCAATATCTATCTTATTACCAAAATAATCATATTTTGTTTCTTGGCTTCTTTTACCTTTAGTCAATCGTGGAATCTTCAGAATCATCTGTTCCTTCACTTCGTGTAGTGTCATTTTCTTCTTGTTTTAAATAATGATTAAGACTTAATTTTACTTGTTTCTTTTTAGCAATCCATACTGCAAAATCTTTTTGAGCATTATCATAATAATAGTTATAAGCACCATTAGGTTTAACTAAAGTAATAAACTCAAACTTATCTTGAATAGCTTTAAGTTTATTTGCTTTATCTAAACAATTATAATCTACCTTACCTTCTGCAAGAGCTTTATCCATAAATTCTTTATAGATAAATTTATCATTATTACTTGAATTTACATTTCTTTCATAACTACTTTGCAAGGCATTAGCTTCTTTATGTAAACTTGTAAATTCATTATAAACTTCTAAATTAAGATGTTTTAATAAATCTTTACAAGCATAGAAAGAATCTTTATGACCATACATAGTTCTTAGCATATATGCACCAACACATCTTCTAAAGTATTTATTATTACCTTTTAGAAATTCTGTTACATGCATATAGTTAGGAAATAGTTTAAGATACTTATGATTCTTTTCAGCAGTTACAACTACTCTAATATTAGAATAATCATAAAGCATTGCAAAAGCTTTCTTCAATTCATCTTTGAATAATTCTTCACCATAAATTATAAAATTCTTTTGCTTTTCTAGATTAGATATATGCATATCTCTACCATTAAAACTAGCTATTGCACCCCATCTACTAGACTTTTCAGCATAATACATTAAGATTTTACCACTAGCTTTACGCAATGCTACTATATTACTACTTGTAGATACAGTCTTTTGTGAATCAAGCCAAGCTTTAGGAACATTTACTTTATTATAATCTACAACTTTAGATTCTACATAAGTTCTTTCCCAATCTTGAAACTTCTTAATAGTTTCACGCCATTTACTTTTATGTACTTTATCTAATGATAGTATATAGTAATAACAGTTTTTATCTAGATTATTATTATACGATAAGTAATTCTTTAATTTAGTTTTACTATTACGTTTAATAATCTTCATGCCATGTCCTACTTTACTCTTATCTACATTTTGCTCATAGATATACTTCATTTTTTTAGGATCTACTGCAATAGTATCAGTTAATAAAGCTGGTATGCCTCTACTAGTTAGTTCTTCAGGATATAAGCTATGATTATATTCTTTACTTCTTCTACTACCATTATAATCAGCATGAACTCCATAATTAGGAAATAATGCAGAAGTATAATTAGCTCTTAGCTCTATACCTTCTAATCCTTTTAATGTAGGAGTTACAAGTGAAGTAATGTTAGTAGGAACAGAATAAGAACTATCTCCAATAGTTATTTTATAATTATTCAGTGCTTCTACAAAAGCTTTTACATCTTCATATTCTGCACCTTTAGTATTATATAATTCTACTAACTCAGCTCTAAATTCTTCTATTCTTTTTTCTACTACTTCTATAGTCTTCTTGTTATACAAGATAGACTCACGATTAGGAGTAATAGCTAATTCACCAATCTCAAAGTTTAATGCTAGACCTCTATACAAATAAAAGAAACTACTATTTACAGATTTTATAACATTTGAGTCAATAGGATAAGTTACAGGACCTAATTTAATTCTTAAATCTCTTGATTCTTTATTACTATATGTAAATGTTTTACCTTTAATCAATTTAATCTCTTGATTAATACCAGGCATATCATCTATATTATAATAAACATTCTCAAAATAAGCTAATTGTTCAAGTATCTTATTCTTAAATTCTCTTTTATCATGATAACCATTACCTAAGAATACTTTAATTGTAGTACCATTAGGTTTATCTGTAGGTTTATCAATCAATAAATCAATCTGAGGTACACCATCAGATTTATGCATCAAATATTCATACTCTCTACCATCTACACGAGTAGTAATATAAATCTCATTAGTATAACTAAGACCTGAGAATTTACCCAAGCCCATCATACCAATAGCTTCATTACTATCTCTCTTAGTAGATTTACCAAACTTTCTATACACACCATCTATCCTTTCAGGAGATAGACCTGGGCCTAAATCTGTAACATACCAATAAGTACCTTGGTCTTTACTTGTCTGTAAGCCTACTTCAATTGGTTTATCTTTATTACCTGCTTCTACATTAGCATCCCATGCATTGGAGCTATACTCACGAATGAGTGAACCAATAGGGTCTGAATATAAATTAGTAGATAATATCTGTAATATCCAACTTAAATCTTCTGCATCTATTTCTGCTTTGTGAGATTTAAAATCACCATATAATTCTACATCCTTTAACTGGGATTGTAATATGTCTTCTTTCATACTTTTTCTGCAACTAATGAATCAATATCTCTTTGACATAAATTTATTTCATGTTGTATTGAACCACCTTCTTCTATTTCTGACCAACACAAATCAACTAATCCATCAATTTCATCTTTTAAATCAGGATGATTATCTGCTACACTTCTTGCATAGCTTACTAATTCTCTAAAGTTTGTCATATTAAAATCTGATTATCATTTTATAATGTTCCATGGCTTCTTCATGTGTATAAGCCCAAATTCTATAACCATCAATTATAAATAACTTTTTTTCTTTTTCCATAACTAAAATATGTATCTAATTGTGTTCCAAGGAATTATTTCCTTATGTAATTTTTTAAATTGCTCTATGTATTGAGCTTTTAGCACATGTTTGTATCTAATATTAATACCACCATACTGAGATATTTTATTCTCTTGTATGCTAGGATTCCATAATAAATGTTCACCTTTCTTATCATGTATAAGATTATACTTGTGCTTATTTTCATTATGCGTTAAGAATATGACTTCTGCTTTAACTTTATTCTTATGTGTAACATTAGCTTCTACTTCTTCAAATAAAGCTTTGTAACGGTCTAACCAACCATTTACTACTATTACAGGACTAAAGTTTATATGCACGTCATAACCTGCTTCAATAAATTTATCTATTGCTAAAATTCTTTTTGATATAGAACTAGTATTAGGCTCTAAATAATCTGCATAGAATTGTGACATTAGACTAAATCTAATCCTGATTTTACCTTCAGGATTATAGTTTAGAAACTTTAAATTTACAAATTTTGTAGCAAAAGAACCCATAGCTACAGGATGATTTTTGAAGAATTCAAATATCTTTTCCCACTCGTGATATTTATTAGCATGTAGACCAAAGTCCTCATTACAACTTATATCATAGGTAGTAAACTGCTCATGTGTTTGATTAGGTTTATCTACTACTGTAAAGTATGCATGAGAGTTAATCTCATATAATATATCATTTGTGTTTGTAGCTACATCCAAGCCATAGGGCTTATGTCTTTTCATGTAGCAATAACTACAATCAAACAAACAGCCATGTCCAAAGCTTGGTGAAATAAAGTCTGTACTCCTTCCTGATTCTCTTATGATAAAAGTTTTTCTTTTTACCTTATCTACAAATGTAGAAGGCATATTTACTTCGTCCATGAATCACTTATAGTTATATCACTAAGAACAGGAATAGATTTAATAATCTCTGCACCTGCTTCTTGCATAATATTTTGTTGAATTTTAGACCATTCTTCTGCAAAGTCCTCCTGAACCTCACAATCAATCTGATCATGTACTGTCATTACAAGATATATCTTATGCTGTAAGTCATGAGCTTTTATATACTTACGAATGAGATGTAATGCACGTTTAGTCATTTGTGCACCACTAGCCTGAATAGGAGTATTCATACTAGCACGTTCTATCTCACCAATAGATTTAAAATCTCCTGTCTTTACAATAGTTTCCCATTTTGGAAACCATCGTATCATACTATATGGTTTGAATGAACGAATAAATCCATTCTTCATACCATACTTTCTGCATTTATCAAGGTATAAATTAAGATGTTTAGTTGCTTTAAAATAATCTTTGATTATCTTATCTGCATCTTTAACTTCAATACTCAGAGTATCTGCTAATTTAAACTTAGACATTCCATAGATTAAACCAAAGTTTACAGTCTTAGCTGCATCTCTATAAGATTTACCTCGTAAGAAGTCTGGTTTATCTCTAACCTTATCTAATGGTATTTTAAACACCATAGAAGCTACATTAGAGTGCAAATCCTCGCCTTTAAGGAAGGCATTTACCCAAAGTGGTTCTTGGCTACCTTCAGCACATAATCTAAGCTCCTGGCCGCTAAAATCACAGCTTACCATTTTAAATCCCGGCCTTGCCACAAAACAATTCCTGTATTCTATTTTAGCTGGGATATTCTGCATGTTTGGAGCTCTTTCTTCTATAGAACCTGAGGTTACACGACTTGTGTCTGCTATTTGCCAAAATGCAGTATGTATCCT